TCAAAAAAATTTGCTTTAGGTCTCAATGAAATTAATTCCATAAAATCAAATGGATTACTTGAATTCCATATTTTTTCATAACCTAATTGTACTAATAATCTGTCTGATACAAACTCAATATATGTCTTCATCATTTCAGCATTCATTCCTATCAACGCACATGGTATAGACTCTGTAATAAATTCCTTTTCTATTTCAACTGCTTCTTTAATTATATCATAAATTATTTCAGGTTTTAATTTATTTTTAATATAACTATACAATAAACAAGCAAAATAACAATGTGTTCCTTCATCTTTACTAATTAATTCATTACTAAATGTTAATCCTGGCATTAATCCCCTTTTTTTTAACCAATAAATTGCACAAAAACTTCCTGAAAAAAATATTCCTTCAACAATAGCAAATGCTATTAATCTCGTAGCAAAATTAACTTCTTTATTTTCTATCCATTTATATGCCCATTTCGCTTTTTTTCCAACACAAGGCATATTTTCAATTGAATTAAATATCTTGATTTTTTCTTCATTATCTTTTATATATGTATCAATCAATAAACTATACGTTTCACTATGAACATTTTCATTAAATATTTGATAAGAATAAAATGCTCTTACTTCTGGTATCTCAATCTCATTCATAAATCGTATTGACAAATTTTCCATTATAATCCCATCACTTCCAGCAAAAAATCCTATTACATTCTTAATAAAATTCTGTTCATTATCATTTAAATTTTCCCAATCTGTTAAATCTTTACTTAAATCTATCTCGTTTGATGTCCAAAATGAACTTTCGGCTTTTTTATATTCTTCATATATATCTTGATATTTTATTGGAAAAAGAACAAACCTAGAACTACTTTTTTGTAATAGTATTTCATCTTTGTCATAACTTAAATCTGTTGTTGCTGAGTAACCCATAAGTTATATAAATAAATAAATTCTATATATTTTTTTTTAAAAACATTAGTTAGAAATCAAATTTTTTTTATTTATTAACAATTAATGAATCTTTCAAACAATGAAAAAGAATTAATAAATAATTATATACCAACATTAAAAAGATATTTTAAAAAAAAAAATAATTTTAAATATTTTAAAAATCCCTTTATTGAAAATTTTATTTTCAAATTTGTTTTAATTAATAATGATGAAGCATTAATTGAAAAAATTATTGATAAAATTAATGATAATATAATTAGTACTGAAGATGTTTCCTTTTCATTAAATTATTATTATAATTTTTCTAAAAATGAAAAAATGAAAATCCAAACTTTTTTATATAATAATGATGAAAATGAAATGATTTTATTTAAACTTAAAACGAACATTATATTATTTTTAATCAAATATTTTCAATATTATTACATTATCAATGAATTATTATTTGAAGATGATGAACAAGAATTATTTTATGCAATTTATATTTTTAGTAAAAATAATGAAAATGATATAAAGAATTATTCTAAAAAATATTTTAAAATGAAAATATTTTTTAGTTTGATTGATGATTTATCAAAGATATATAAAAAAAACTTAGATATATTAGCAAAAAATGATATTGTTTCTAATTCTGATTCATTTAAATTTTTTGTGAAAAATATTTTTTTTGATTGGCACATTTTTTATAAAGAAGCACTGGAAAATGATAATTTTATTCATATTGATAAAAAATATGAAATAAAACCTAATTTATTCTATAAATTTGTATGCAGTCACAATATATGTTAATTTAATTTCATTCTACATAATCCACATGTGAAATTTTTATTATTATTATTGCAGTAATTATAATATTTTTGATAACAAGTAACATGAATTTTATGTTCGCATTTTAAAAAATAATATTTATTGTCACTTTTTTTAAAATCTTCAAAACATATTTGACATTCATCATTATTTTTATTTAAATTACAAGTATGATTATTATATATATTTTCATTATAGCATTTATTACAACCATCACAATGTATTAATTTATTTTCTGATTTTATGTAACATATTTTACATTTATTACAATGAGTAATTTCTTTATTTGACCAAAATTTACATATTAAACAATAATATTTTGTAAATTGAATATTACATTTTTTACATTTATTTGATAACTCTTGCTCTTCATTGCAATCGTCTTCATATTTTATTTTTATTATATCTTTTTTTTTTATTATATGGTCATTTTCTTGATTATGACAATAATAACAATTATAATATTTATTACAACATTTTAAATATATATTATGTTTTATATTTGAATGATTACAACTCATTTATTATAATTAGCATTTATGTAAATTCATTTTTTTATATTTTTTAAATATATTTAATCAGCATATTCTTTTATATATTCAACTTTCTCTTCATTTAGTATCATACCAGATACTAATATTTCATAAATTATACTATCAAATTTAACAAGATAGTAATTATACATACCTGTTGGATTAGATGAAAATAATAATATATTCTCATCAGCATTATTTTTAAATTTCTCAATCTTTTGTTTCATATTATTTCTCAATGGAGTATATGGTACATAACTCTGTGTATAATTAAATACATTTGATGTTCTGTATTGAAGTAGTATAGTAACAATCTGAAGTATATTATTCATCTTAAAAGTTTTTTAATGGAAGTATTATTTCCTTTTTTATTTTATTATAATAATTTTTCAATTTTTTTATGATTATATTAATTATATTTTTTTTAATCCCCTTATGTCCGATGGATAATTTACATATCCATATGTGTAAAATTCATATTTATTATTTTGATTGTCTCTATAATAATAGAATTGATATCGTCCATCTCCTGTATATCCATAATTCATTATTTTTATTTTAATATCACTAAAAAACATGTCTATTAGTAAATTAGTATCTGAACGAGTTGTACATGATGGTGGTAAATTATTATATTTACACTTTTTTTCACCTGAAATATATTTTTGTACTTCATCAATAATTTCATTATCACTATCTATTTCATCGCCACTAATATACAAATCACACATGATTTAATTTATAATAATTTAATAAATTATTATCAATTTTTTTTAAAAAAATAATATTTTTTACTTATTTTGTAAAAATTCTTGGATTAATGTGCATCGATTGTAACTCTTGTATAAATAATTTAGAACCATACGGAATCTGTACTTTAGCAAATCGCGTCTGATTGTCACTATATAATGATTTATAAATATTCTTTTCCGGATTCACTGGACTAATCATGCCCGTTTCTTTATCAATCCAAATATAATATTTATCTGAGCAATCAAATGTTCTTTCTTTCAAAAATTGTACAGCACCATGTGACAATAAACAATCTCTTTCCATCTCACCACATCGCAAACCACCATCACGTGATCTACCCTCAGCAGGCTGCATGGTTAGTAATTGATAAGGTCCTGTTGCTCTTGAATGAATTTTATCTTCGACTAAATGTTTTAATCTATAGTAAAAAGTTGGACCAATAAAGATATTTACTTTAATTTGTTCTCCTGTTTTTCCATTATACAATACTTCTGTTCCTCCACCACTATATCCCATTTTTTCTAAAATAGGAGAAATATCTTCAACATTTACTTTTCTAAATGGTGTAGCATCCATATCACAACCTGCTAATGTTCCTACTTTACCGAATACACATTCAATAAATTGTGCTATTGTCATTCTCTTTGGAATAGCATTTGGATTCATAATAATATCTGGTACAATCCCATCCTTTGTAAATGGCATATCTTCCTGTTTATATGTCATTCCAATTGTTCCTTTTTGTCCATGTCTTGAAGAAAATTTATCTCCAATTTCCGGAATTCTATCAGAACGAACACGTACTTTGACAAAATTATATCCATCTCCATTTGAATTCTTGTAAATTTTATCTACAATACCACTCTCATTCATCCTTAATGATGTACTTAAATCTCTTGCTTTAGGTTCTCCTTCAATACTATCTTTTAACATTGTTACTTTTCCAATAATAATATCATTAGCATCCACATATTCTCCAGTTTTGACTAAGCCATTATTATCTAATTTATCATAACTACCATAACTCATCTTCTCTGTATAAATTTTCCCATTAGGATAATGCTTTTGTGGCTTACAAAATTTCTCATCTTCCAATGTAGCACTGTTTTTCTTTTCTTCATCAACATATGTCCTATAAAATGATGAACTAAATAATCCTCTATCAATTGAACTCTGATTAAAAATCAATGAATCTTCCTGATTATAACCTGTGTAACAAGCAATAGCAATAATTGGCATCTGACCACTTGGTAGTGTATCACTATGTACATATTTACTTGATTCTGTATTTACAATAGGTTTCTGCGGATAATGTAAAATGTGTGCCATTGTATCCATCCTTTCTCTAAATGATGTGCTGTAAATACCCATTGCCTGCTTTCCCATAGCACCCTGAAACAAATTTCTTGGAGCCTGATTATGGTCAGCAAATGGAATATTGGACGCCAATACACCTAAAATCATTGATGGATGAATCTCACAATGTGTGTAATTATAATAAGCATAATTTTCTTTTGAATTTTCATCTAAATTATCTTTAGACATGGAAATCATCAATGTATCTGATTCATTTACATCAATATATTCGATGATATGTTTTGATTTTTCCCCATTAGTATCATTTGACTCATTATGAATTAAATTCTTCCATTGATAATTTTTTTCTTTCATTGTTTTAATGTAATTATCTGTAATATTCAATTTATTATCTTCTACAATATATAATGGACGACACATTCTTCCTCCATCAGTCCAAATTTGAATTTCTCCAATGTCAATGTACCATGAAATTGAAATATATGGATTAATAATTCCTTGTCTTCTATATTTTTTTAATTTAGGTACTAATATTTCGGGATTTCTTGATTGTCCATACCAATCACCATTTACAAATACTTTTACTGAATCAAAAACATCAACGGGATTAACCTCCTCCAATTGAATTACATCATTCTCCTCTAAACATGAAATAATAGTATCTGTCGCACAAGGTACTGTTACTGTACATGTTAATGCCATATTCTTTACAATACCAATTGAACTACCTTCTGGTGTCTCAAATGGACAAATAACACCCCATTGAGTACAATGAAGCTTTCTTGGCTCAGTTAATTTACCATTTTTATCAAATTGTGCTACTACTCTTCGCAATGAACTTAATGTTTGTAAATAACTCAATCTTTGTAATACAGCAGCAATACCTTTTCTTGGATTCTTATTTTTCAAACCCCATGTACCAGTTCCAATACAATAATTAATATCTCTTTCAATAGCATTTGGTTTTAATTTCTTTGTTAAATTTTGTGGCAACTCTGACATTCTTCCTGCCAACATATCTTTGTCACATTCCATTTTTAATTCTTTGTTAAATCTTCCAAAATATGCTCTAAATAATTGAGCCATCAATTCACCACTCGTCTCGACTCTCTTATTTAAAAATGAATCTCTATCATCATATTCCTTTTTTAAATGTGATCTTAACATCTTATTTACCATATGTCCTAGAAACATTGCTTTTTTAATAGGAGAATTACCAACATGAGGACATAAATCACTGACTAATACTTCAAATGTATATTTTAATCTACATTTACTTGTCTTATATTTATTAATTTGTAATCCATTTAAATATTTTGAAATATATTCTAATGCTAATTTTTGTGAATTGACCTGTTTAGCCTCATCAATCGAAGCATTTAACAAATCTATCATATCATAATTTAAATCACTTGACGTATTATACACTATTAATTCTGTAATTGACTTATCTGAAATATAATTTAATGCTCTGAAAACAATAATTAATGGAATATCCTGTTTAAATCTTTTCATTCTTACCCTAATTACATTATCTGCTTGATTATCTTTTTTTATTTTCATTCTTACAATAACTTTTGATACTATAGAAGGGCTATTATGATTAACACTCCATATTTCTGCTTTATCTGAAAATTTACTTTGTGACGTTTTTTCAGGAAAACAACATATCTTATTTTCACATACTTTTTCTTGACTAATAATAACTTTTTCACTTCCTTTAACAATGAAATATCCTCCGTCATCATACAATCCTTCTCCCATTTCACATTTTGTCAAATTACTTTGCTCATTTAAAATACAAAATTTTGAACCAACCATAATTGGAATTCTACCACATGGATATTTTTCTAATGTTGGATGATTTTCAACTACTTTTTCTCCATTATCTCGAATATTAATTGTTCTATGATGTATATCTAAGTATATATTCGCACCATAAGTCAATTTTCTTAAACGTGCTTCCGACGGATACATATATTTGTTTGGCTTATCATATAATACTGGTTTGCTTATATGTACTTTGCCGAATTCAATTTCATATATTTCTTTATATAATTCTTTTTCTTCATCATATTTATCTTTATTATAAACTTTAACTGTACTAAATTCTTTTTCTCTTACTATAGATTGTATATCTTTTTCCATAAAATGATTAAATGAAGTTAAGTGATGATTAATTAATATATTATTTTGCTTAAAAAATGTATCTATAACATCCCAGGTATTATTCTCCCAGTCAAAATCATCTACAATATTTTTACTTGACATTTATATTATTAGTAATATTATAATATCTTTAAGCTTTTTATTTATATCTTTTTTATAAAAATAAAATCAATTTTAATAAATTCTTTAATATTTTTTTATAACTTAAAAAAAAAGAAATTAAATAATTTATATTATTATATATATATGAATCTTGAAAACTATAATATTATTGATGGTAATACATACAATATAAATAATTTTATAAATGCTGCTAGTAGTTTTTTACCTTTAGATAATTATGGTGCTAATACAACTGTTACTTATTGTGGGTTTAATTATAAAAATTTAACACAATTTAGTGGAGGTATTCCATATATTGAAAAAATCACTAAAGATGATTTTATTTTATTTGAATTTAAAATTGGTTCTAAAGAAGAAATGTCTAAATATACATTATTTAATTTCCATAATTATGCGTTTGATATAACATTACCTGATTCAGAACCTATAAGAGTTTTTGGTTCAGTTGATACTGGTATTCAATTTTTCGACAAAATTAAAAAGTATAATTCTGTTGTTAAAATATGTATTACTTCTTCAAAAAATATTGCACGCTTTTACGAAAATCAAGGATATATTATTTCTAAAGTACCTTTAGAATTATTACAAATTTCTACTTTTAATTGGTTAATTCGTGTTGGAGTATTAGAAGGAACAACTATTGCACCTAATTTAAGAGATTTAGTAACTTCTTTTTATTATTCATACAAAGGTAACCCTGATAATAATACAAATGTAAATGATTATTTTAATTCAACCGAAGTTATTAATTCCTTTCCTAAAACATATTTACCTGTCGAAAATGATATTTATAAATTTGTCCAAAAAAAATTTTATTCTTTAAAAAATAAACTTATCAATAATCCAAAAGTTGTATTAAAATCTCCCTTTTATCCATATTTATCTAACTTTGTTAATACAAAATATGCTATGGAAAATGTATTTGACGCTTTAAGTGTTAATCCACCAGCACAAATTCAAGCAAATGATACGGGTAAATCTTATTATTTAACTAATTATATTAATTTTAGTGATTATCCTGATGGATATGTTTATATTATTGCTTTAAATCATAATGCATCAAATGTATCATTAAGTTCTAATATACAAATTTATGAATCTCCTACGTTTAAAGCTATTGCGAATGGTACTACTTATACTGGTCCAAATGATTCCAGTATATTAAATACTACCTATCCAATTGAAAGTATTGAAAATAGCAATCAACCTTTATTTAATATTGTTTGTTATAGCTGTAAAAATTTAATAAAATCTGGAGTCAAAAATGAAGTTGTTATATGTGAAAGACTCCAATATAGTATGAAAGAACCATGGTTTCATCCTTCTTCTAATATATATCCTGGAACTGGATATGTATTAATTTTAAAAAAACCACTAACTGATGAAATTGAATTATTGAAAAAAGAATATAATATTAATATTAATTATGTAAGTGTTCCTTATGAATAATTTTATTTAATTATATTCAACTAAATCAGGAAAGTTTCTTATCATGTTTCTAGCACATAAACCACTATCTGATATATGGTCAATATATATATTATTTTCTATTTTTAATATTTTTTTACATAATTCAATTTTACCTTCATTTAATAGTAAAATTAATGGTGTATCACCATATTTATTAATTATATTTATATCAATATCTTCAAAGTCAAGTATTTTATCAACCAATTCAAAATATTTTAAATTAATACATATCATTAATATATTATCTAAATGTTTATTTTGAAAATTCAAATTATGTATATTTATTTTCTTTAATATTTTTTCAGATAATTTTCTCATTCCACAAATTACAGCACACATTAGTAGTGTATTACCATCATTATTTATTACATTTACGTCTATATCATCTTCATTATCATCAAACATTTTTAAACATAATTCTTCTACTCCGAAATTAATACTTAAAAATAATGTTGTATCACCTTCTATATTTTGAGTATTTATATCATAATATTTTTTTTCTATTATTTCATGCACTAAATGCCATTGTCCTTTATTCATACATAAAAATAATGCATTATCAAAATTCTGATTCGTATGTTTTACAAATTCTTTAGAACCATATTTTATTAGTAAATATGATAATGAATATAAATTATTTGTTAATGATAATATTAAACTACTATCATTATTGGAATTTATTAATTCAAAATTAGATTCACCTTTAGAAAATATATCTTTTGCTAAATTTTCATCACATTTTATTATTGCATGAAAAAATGCTGTATCACCTTGTTTATTAATCGTTGAGTTATTTTTGTTATTATTTATAATATCTTGTGCTATATCGGCGAAATCATTATTTAATGCATAAATTAATGAAGTATCTCCTGTATTATTAATAAACTCTGAATTTACTCCTTTTTCTATTAATAATTTTGCTAATTTTTTTAATCTTTTTGTAATACTTAAAGTTAATGAATCAAATCCATGATGATTTACATAATTAATATTTACTTTAAATTTTTCTACTATTTTCAATGCATATTCTTCTTGTAAGTGGTCAATCATAATTAATAATATACTATCTCCATGTTTATCAATATGATTTACATTAATATCTTTTATTTCTAATAATAAATCAACTATTTCTAAATAATTATATCTTAATGCACAACTTAAAGCACTATCTCCATGTTTATCAATATAATTTATATTTTTAATTTTTTTTATTATTAATAATTTAGAAATATCACTATAGTGTTTTTTTAATGCTAATATTAAAGAATTATTACCCATATAGTCAATTTGATTTATACCACAATTTTCATACATCAATATTTTATGTGTTATTTCTGGTAATTCATAATGCAGTGATAATAATAATGCATTTTCCCTCTTTTCATTTATAAAAGTTAAATCCGAATTAGGAATTAAATTTAATATTACATTTATATTTTTATTTTTTTCATTTAATGCGTTTAACAATTTACTCATATTAATATTAATTCTGAAAAAATATTTTTAATTTAAATTTATTTTTTTAGATTATTAATTTAATATATAATATTTTTTTATTTTTTAGATTATAAAATATTTTTATATCTAATTAATATAGATGAGTACGAAAATTACGTCAAAAGTAGTCAGTGATGATGGTTTAACAATATTTGAAAGAACAGATGGTAATGCAGATAAATTCGCAATTGGTTATGATCATACTGCAACAAGTTTTAAAATATCTAAAGGAAATAGTCTTGGTACTGAAGATGTTTTAACTATAGATGCAACTGGTAATTTAACATTAGGTTCGGCATCTAAAACTACTAGTGATACAGATACAGCTGGTTTAAATACAGTATTTACAGGAGGAAGTGGTACTGGTACTGGTGCTGGTGGTTCTATAAAATTTAATGTAGCATGTGCTGGTAGTTCTGGAACTACAGTAAATGCTGCTGATGATACAGTTATGACTATTAGTGCTGGTGCTGATGCTGCAGGTTCAACTGTTACTATTGCTGGTAATTTAACTGTTAATGGTACAACAACAACAATAAATTCAACAACAGTTACTATTGATGATCCAGTATTTACATTAGGAGGAGATTCTGCACCTAGTGAAGATGATAATAAAGATAGAGGTATCGAATTTAGATACTATAATGGTTCTGCTAAGTTAGGATTTTTTGGTTATGATGATAATACTAGTAAATTTACTTTTATAGCAGATGCTACAAATTCTGGCGAAATATTCAGTGGCACTGTTGGTGATGTTGCTTTTGGTAATGGTGATTTTAATGATGGATTAACTGTTAGTGGTGCTGCTTTATCATTAAGTCATTCTCTTACACAAACTGGTTCAAATGCTAATACATTAACTGGTGCTACAACTATATCAAATAATTTAACTGTTTCAAGCGGAGCATTTGACTTTGATGTTGCTTCTCATGATGGTACAAATGGTCTTAGATTAGCTGGTATATTAGTAACTTCAACAGCAGCAGAATTGAATATATTAGATGGTACTACTACCCCAGATAATAGTACCGCAATAGCTGATGGTGATGGATTTGTAGTAAATGATGTTAGTGATAGTAGTGGTACATTAAAACAAATTACAGCATCAAGTCTTAAAAATTATATACAAAGTGGCTCAACTTCTAGTTCAAGATTAGAATTAGATGGTCATACAACTATTCCTGATACTCCCGATGAAGGATTAATTATACAAATTAGTGAAACAGAAATAGTAGATTCAACAGCTGATGTTACATCAATTGATATGTACACTCAAAAAATTGAACAAATAACATTAAATAATAGTAATAGTAGTGCTTATCAATCAGCTGCATCTTTATTCATTGCTAATGCACCAATTGCTGGTGGTGTTGGAAATAATGCTTCAATTACAGATGCTTTTGCTTTACAAGTTGGTGCTGGTACTTCCAAATTTGGAGGTGTTGTAAATATTAGTGATAATACTACATCAACAACTACTACAACTGGTGCTTTAATAGTGGGTGGTGGTGTTGGTATTGCTGAAAATACAAATATTGGTGGCACTTTAGATGTTACTGGTGACGCTTCAGTAACTACATTTGATTCATCTGGAGCTACTTCTTTAGCAACTGGCGGCGGTGTAGTAAATATTGCTTCAACTGGTCTTATGACAACAGTAAAAGGTACATTAAATGTTGATGAAGCTGTTACTCTTGATTCTACATTAGATGTTACTGGAGATACATCTGTTACTACATTTGATTCTACAGGTGCTACTTCGCTGGCCACTGGAGGCGGTGTTGTTGATATTGCTTCGTCTGGTATAATGACAACAGTAAAGGGTACATTAAATGTTGATGAAGCAGTTACACTTGATTCTACATTAGATGTTACTGGAGATACATCTGTTACTACATTTGATTCATCGGGAGCTACATCACTTGCCACCGGAGGCGGTGTTGTTAATATTGCTTCAAGTGGTATAATGACAACTGTAAAGGGTACATTGAATGTTGATGAAGCAGTTACACTTGATAGTACTTTAGATGTGACTGGTGACACTTCCGTAACTACATTTGATTCATCGGGAGCTACATCACTTGCCACCGGAGGCGGTGTTGTTAATATTGCTTCAAGTGGTATAATGACAACAGTAAAGGGTACATTGAATGTTGATGAAGCAGTTACACTTGATAGTACTTTAGATGTGACTGGTGACACTTCAGTAACTACATTTGATTCATTGGGAGCTACTTCTTTAGCAACTGGCGGCGGTGTAGTAAATATTGCTTCAACTGGTCTTATGACAACAGTAAAAGGTACATTAAATGTTGATGAAGCAGTTACACTTGATGGAACATTAGATGTTACAGGTGTTGTAACGCTTAGTGATAATACTACATCATCTTCTAGTTCTACAGGTGCTTTAATTGTTGCTGGTGGTGTTGGTATTGCTGAAAATGCAAATATTGGAGGTAAATTAACTGTAGAAGGTGATACTGCTACTGGAGATGAAGCTGCTATTGGTTATACTGCTTCTGAAGGTATAATTATTACTGGTCAAGGTTCTACAAGTGATGTAACAATTAAAAATGATGATGATACAACTGTATTTAGCATAGCAACTGGAACAACTAATTCAACATTTACAGGTTCTGTATCTAGTAGTGAATTTGTAACTACATCTGATAAAAGATTAAAAACAAATATTGTTACATTAGAAAATTCATTAGAAAAAGTATTAAATCTTAGAGGTGTTAATTTCGATTGGATTGATACTAAAAAATATACAGATAAAAGACAAATAGGTTTTATTGCTCAAGAAGTAGAAGAAGTCGCACCTGAATTAGTTAATCAAAATAATGATTATAAAACAGTAAATTATGCACAAACAGTATCTTTACTTGTTGAAGCTATTAAAGACCAAAATGATATAATAAATGATTTAATTGACGAAGTTGATTATATTAAAAAAAATTATACTAAAAAAAGAGTATCTAAAAAATAATAAAAATATAAATTAAATATCTTTTATAATAATATTATAATGTTCAATGATTATAATATTTATGATAAAATAAACATTATGTTAAATAAGAATATTAATAAAAATAAATTATTAGACGATGAATTTTTTAAATATATTTTCGATAATTATATAACTAAGACGACGAATAATATTAATATAACAGAATTAAAAACAAGTTTAGAATTTAATACAAAAGATATAAAAAAAGATACGGAAAAACAGGAATCTATTGAAATGAATATAGAACAATATTATTTAGTTAAAAAATTATATAAAAAATTATGTTTAAAATTTCATCCTGATAAAAAGGGTGACCCAGCAATATTTATTAAAGTAAGTGAATACTATGAAAATGATTTTTTAATTGGGTTGTTATCCATTTGTTACAATTATAATATAAATATACCTAATTTAAGTTGTGTGGATGAAAGAAAAATTTTAAATGAATTCATTTTTTTATTGAATAATTTAAATATTTATAAATAATTTTTAAATTTTTAAATTTTTAAAATCTATACGGAAATCCTCTCATATTTGAGTTTAGAGATAATTGAGATGTATATCCAAATAATAATGTAATATCAAGAATATTTTTATTTGTTTCTTTAATTAAATCTTGAATTGAATTTAAAATTAAATCATTCGATTCGTATAGTAATTCTAAATTAGATTTATCATTTGTACTCTTAAAATTATCAATCGATGAATTGGCAATTTCCCAAAACATTAACTCAGCTATATCAAATGTACTTCTGATAATAACAGCAATATGTTTTGAATAATTATGCTTTTTATATCTCATATGAATCATTTGTTTAAATTTTTTATCAGTAATCTGTTTATTAATTTTTTTCATACGATAGTCTTTATTTATATTATTATTCATATCATTTTCAATCTTTTGAGTATATGAAGGTCTATAATAATTTCTAAATTCACTAATAACTCTATGTAATGTTTGTGTGCCAGCTCTTTTATTTGGAATAACTTTATCACTAATTATTAAAAATTGGGGTAAATTCATTCTACATCCATTTTGGTTTCCATTAACATTATTACGATACATTTCTGCCATTTGTGGATTATTTTGGAAAAAAGCATGAGCATGTGGATTATGAATAACACCACTTTCAATGTTTCCAGTTTTCCATGAAAATGATGTACCACATTTGACACAAAACATCTGGTCACATCCATTAATTTTAGAAATAAATTCTCCACATTTAGGACATGTCTTAGCATCTTCTTTAATTTTTTTAAATGTTTCTACTTGTTCTTCATTACATTGATGTGTATTTTTATCTTCCATAATTATATAGCATGATTTACAAGTACATTCATTACATAATCCGCATTTAAAATTTTTATCAAGAAATCCACTACATTCATCATTAGGACATTTAAAATTTGACATATATGAAATCCGATTTGTAGGTTTTCTTATTTCACGCTTACGCTCTTCCAAATGTCTAACTGATTCTCTATATTTTCGATATTCTTGAGTCATAATATTATCAATTTCTTTGATTTCATTATTAATAGCTATTTCAACTATATCTTCTTTAAATCTAGCTTTTTCAATTTCAATTAATAAATTTTCTTTATGCTTCTTATATATACCAAATACCCATGATTTATCAAAAACACGTAAAAATGTATCATATGATATAACATTTTTACATCCCATACAATGTTGTTCCTGTATAGATGACAGTAAATATTTTTTATTACAATCTACACAAGCATTAAATTTACATTCAATGTTGTCACATTTATAGAATTTATTATCAGGCTTTTCATCACAACATACAAAACACTCCATTTTAGTTTCTTAATATCAGTCATATATAATTTATTTTCAATTTTTTTTTTATTTTCAAATAAAAATATATATTAAATATAATGAGAAAAAGTAATAATAATATTTCAATAATTAAACATAAAGTTTATACTTTATTAATTTTAATTTTACTATTTGCTATTATATATTTATTGTACGATGATACTAATTTTGGCGGCATTAATAATATTCAAGAATTAATAAAAGATGAATTATTGAAAAATAAAATTCAAAAAGAAATTAAGGAAAAATTTTATAATGAAATCAATGTATCTGATGATGCACCAGATATAAAAGGCTCGCGTATTGAAGAAAAAACAATTGATGATACCACAAAAGAAATAAAAAAAGATGTTAAACAACAAGAACTTAAAGTAGAAAAAATAAAACCTACCTTAATACAGAGACTCTTCAATAGACTTTATTTCTCAGTAACAACTGGTACAACACTAGGATATGGTGATATTTATCCTAAATCAAATAGTGTGAAAATGTTATCTATGATACAAACATTATCAACAATTATTCTAATTTTATTATAAAATATTAATGGTCATTTATCCATATTTTTTTATAATTTCTTCGTTTGATATTGGCTCTGTTAATGCAACCCAATTAAATTTAGATTCATTGTCTTTTTCTAATAAAAGCATACCATTATATTGTTTCTGAGTACTCATTTTTGTTTTTACATATTCAAATCCTGTAGTAGTTACATTAAAAATATTTACAGTCACTGAAGGTATTTTTGACTTATCCTCTTCATTACTATTTCCCATATTGATACTTGGTTTATATTCCTTTACAATTGCTGTACAATAAACTGTTGGTTGTTTTGAAAATGTTTTTTTAAAATTTATTTTACCTGTATTAGATATTGGACCAATACCTGTTTCAAATGATATATTTTCCTGTTTCACTATTGTTTTCTCTTTTATAATTGTTTCAGGTGAAAATTTTCTGCAATTATATTGATTTTCTTCATCAACGTCACATGATAAATTTACTACATTCTTATTATTATTTGTTTGAATATTTCCATTAGGTATATTTGTTATTATAAAATTTTCATTAATAGTTTTGGATTTTCTACTTTGAATATATATTAAAAATATTAAAGTGATTAATAAGAATAAATAAATATAACAATATGAAAAGTTTTCTTTTTTCATTTATATTAATAAATAATATTTATTTATTCATTTACAAAAAAAATAATTGTTTAAATCTTTAACATGGTGGCTTTTTACCCCAGAAATTATTAGGCATTTTATTTACTGGTGGATAAGCAGAATCATATAAAATTTGTTCTTGACTACGTATTGAAGGTAGTGTATCATTTTTATAAAATAATGCTCCATCATTCCAATTTCTTTGATGAGGATATGTTAATGTTCTAAAAGGAATACCTTCACCTAAATTAATATGTTGAATTTCGCTTACACTTTTATTTGTATTGGAATCAAATACTTGAATTTGTACTTCTGGATGTATATAAGTAGCACCCATATTCATATAATAACTATTTGGATATCTCATAGATATTGAAAATGAATTATTTGATAATTGAACGGTACCAATATTTTCAGAATTTTCAAAAGCTATTTCTTTATTAGGAAATGGTAAGCCACTACCAGAAAAATTACTATTGTAATTAGGTGAATTAGCCGCCCAATATCTTAAAATTAATTTAGAACTGTTTGACAATTGTAATATATTTCCTTTCAAATTTCCATTTATTATAAATGAATCACCATTATTTTTTATAATATCCACATTACATAATGGTAATTCTTTTGAACCAGATTTCCATTCAGCACACATATTTTTTTCTCTATATTCAAAAATTTCTTTAGTTTGAGGATCATCAAAACTTACTCCTGCAAATGAATCAAGACTCATATTATATTAATATTAGATATTTTTTTAAAATATTTAATGTATTAATATTTAATGTATTAATATTTAATGTATTAATATTTAATGTATTAAATATTTTTCAATAATATTTAATTCCCATTAACCCATTATAATCTTTTATAAATTTATCTGCTATATCACCGCTGTTTATTACTTGAATAGGTATAATATTAAAATTAAAATAACTATCATCTACAAATTGTTTTAATTTTTCCAATTTTCGCTCTTCTATATATAATTCTTTTAATTGATAACATTCAATTGCACTTAATATTTCTTTTTTTAATTTCCCAAATACAAATAAATCTAAATTCGTATTTGAATTACTTAATTCATTTAATTTTTTCTCTAATAATATATTATTTTTATCATATTTCCTATTATAAAAATATTTGTTTATTTCTTCATGACTCAATTCACCTTCTTCCACTAGTAATTTATTATTTTTTTCATTATTTATACATTTTATATTATTATTTAAACCACTTATTAGTAGCTCAATAATTTTATGTTCCAAAATGAAATTATTTATTATTTCTATCATGTTTTTTTCATTAATAAATTTATTTTCAATTATTATTTTATTTTTGTTATTATTAATTTTTTTAAATTTTAAATGATTTTTTGATACTTGACAACAATAATTAAATTCAAAATTTGTAAATAAATCGATGATATAATCAATATCAAATATTACATCTTTTTTTATATATAAATTTCTTAACTTGTAATCTTTTATTGTATTTATATTTTCTTGAGTGAATTTATATTCAAATATTTCATCATTTAATAAAAATAATGAATTTATAATAGTATTTTCACCAATTTTATCTATTTTTACCCTTAAATTATAAAATCTATCATTTAATTTTTTTTTTATTGATATATTTTGTATAACTGAAATTTTATTTAATTCTTTATTTATTAAATCTATAACTTCTTCTTTTTTTATATTATAAAAATAAATTGTTATTAATGTCTCTTTATTTTCTTCATACTTTTTAAATTCTTTTAATTGATTCATACATTATTTAAAAAATATATTTTTAAATAATTAATTATTATTCTTTAAATATTGTTTATAAATTAAATATTTATAATACTTCATATTTTACAAAAATAATTAGTAAGAAGAAAATTGATTAAAATCAGTATTTTTTCCATTGAAAAACCCAGATTTTACATTCATACTTTCAGAATCATTAAAATAACATCCCGAATTTTGATTATTACCACATGTATTGATATTACTTTCTGCTTGATTAGCAATACCCATACCTAATCTTTGATTCGTTTTTTCACATTTACCATATTGTGTATTATAATTACATACACGTGAAAATGGTACTTCAACTAATTTTCCACTTTTACATCCATTTTTTTCTGTAATATAATTTTCATTAATATTCATTATATCTGTTGCATTAGATTGTAAAAATTGTCTATAATTATAACTAGACATTACATTATTATTTAATCTAATCATATCATTTAATGTATCACTTTGTCTATAATCTGTCATTATTCTTCCATCCGACATTAACGCAGGACAATCAAAATATCTATTATTACTTGTTTTATTACAATTCATATAATTATAATAAATATTTTTATATTAAAAAAATTATTAATTAATTAAATTAATTTAATTACTCTTTTTCCAAAATTTTCTTCCTAATTTATTTAATGTAACAATATAATCCATTCCATCTAATCCCTTTTCAACATGTCCTTCACTTAATTTTGATAGACTCATTTTTGGATATTTTCTCGATGGTTTTTCTGTTTTAATCATAGATGGCATTACTTTTTCCATATATTTCAATACATCTTCATCTTTATTTTCATCTTTAGATTCTTCTTTAATTTCTTCTTTAACTTCTTCGTTTTCACTTTCAGTTTCATCTATTTCTTCCACTTTAACATCTAATTTTTTTGCTTGTTGGTCTATTTTTTGACTTTCTTCTATGATTTTATTAATAATTTCATTTTCATCTTCATCATCGTCATCAGAATCATCGTCATCAGAATCATCGTCATCTTCATCATCATCATCATCATCGTCATCATCATCGTCATCATCATCATCTTCGTCATCGTCATCTTCGTCATCGTCTTCGTCATCATCATCTTCTGCACCTTCATCTTCGTCGTCTTCATCTTCGCCGTCTTCATCTTCGTCGTCTTCATCTTCTGGGTCTTCATCATCATTATCTACTTCTTCTAATGGAAACATTAAGTCATCCGAGTTCATAAATTTATTAGAATTTTGAAATTGATTTAAAATATTTTCTAAATTAGGCTGAGATTGTGAAGACATTTCATTAATTGTATTTTCTAGTGAAGTAATTTTTTCTTTTAAAGATAAAATATTACTTTCGCAAATATTAATATTATTTTTATTTCTTCTAGAATCACTTGAAATAAAATAAAGCATTATCAGTATGATAGTTAGTAATATTAGTAAAGTTATTGTAATTAGATTGAATAGCATTTATTTAATTATGAATTATATATTTAAATACATTTTTAAACGAAATTAATTATTCTTATATAATATAATGAATTATTTTGATTCTTATTATTTGGATTTAACTAAAAAATATCAAAATACTGAAAATGATAATACTAAATTTCAAAATATTGATGTCACAAATATTACTAATAAAGAAATTTTTAGTAATAAAAATTTTAATATTCAAAAAAAATATATTCAAATTATTTTTTTACTTTTTTTACTTTTTTTATTATTTTTGATCTTGAAATTTTTTTAGATATTTTTAATGCATCATTTATAATATTTTCATCAAAACCATTATTCTTCAATAAATCTAATGCTATATATTGATAACTAACACCTTTTTCTAATATATAATTAAAAATTATATTTTTATCTTTATCGTAATCAACTGTAAATTTATAATTTTCAATTCTTTTTTTAGTATCTTTTTCTAATATATTTAGATCTGTATAATGCGTTGTGACAATAAATAATGTATTTTTATATTTTGTCAAATTCTTTAATATAGAATAAGCACCTGAAAATCCTTCAATATAATTTGTAGATGAAAATATCTCATCCAAAACAATAAATGAAAATTTTGACTTTTCTAATTCCTTTACTTTTTCAATATATTCCTTTGATCTAATCATTTCAGCTTCAAATAAAGATGATTTACCTTTTATATCTGGAATATGTAAATAAGTTTCTATTAAATGAAAAGGCGTCATCTCAAAATATGAACTACTATTCACACCAATTGTTTGAGATAATAAAATATTAATTATTATTGATTTAATAAATGTAGATTTACCAGCAGCATTAGGACCTGTTATTAATAAATTATTTTTCATTTTTATAGAATTTTTAACAACATTATTATCAATTAAATATGGATGCCATATGTCCTTTATATTTAATTCGGGCTTAAGTTTATTTTTATAAGTTGTAAATGAATATGGATTATTTTCATTACTATTTTTGAATAAAGATGATATAGACAATAATATATCTATTACACCATTAAATTGAAAAGTATCTATAATTTTATTTTTACAATGTCTAAAATTTTTAAATGTTTTTAATATTTTACCTTTATTTGTAAAAAGTCCTGGCTCTTGGAAAAATACACTATATGAAAAATAATTTTCTTTATAATAATTTGTATCATTAGAAAATTCATTATATCCAATATAATTTGTTAAATCTAACAAATCATTTTTATTACAAATACTTTCAATATCTTTTGAAATATGAATATACGTATTCATTTTATTTAATTTTTCATGTATAACATTAATTAATTTATTAGTATTTGTTGATGATTGAAAACTATAAAATATATTTTGAAAATACATAAATAAATACAAACCCTTTGTCAATAATGAAGCTATTTGAGCTTTTGTTGGATTTTGAAAAAATATTTTCATTGTATCGTCTCCCCATAATGTTTTAAAATAATTCCAAATAATTGTTTTATATGGTATAGCACCTTTTAATTTTCTATTAAACCATAACATTAAAACTAATGGTGTTATTAATGTAATTATTGGAGTAATAAAAGTTAAAAATGGAGATACAACAATTTTATATACATTTGCACCCAATAATGCATATTCACTATCATTTAATTTTGTATTAATATCAACACCTGGTATAAATGACCAATTAAAATATACCATATCATTCATATTATCAATATGATTTAAACTTTTATCATCCCAAAACCAAATTAAATCGTTTTCAATTTCTTTAATTTTTAATATTAATTTTTTTAAAATATCATATACTGGTATAATTTTTTTTACATATTCTTGTCTTTTTTTTAATATATCTATATTATTTATTGGTCTTGTCAATATTTTTCTGAATAATATTGATCCAACCTTTGTTGAGCAATGATTTAATTTTGAATATAATCCATTATTATTATTGTTATAATGATCTTGCATAAATTCGACATCATCATAAACGTAATCATTTATTACACATTCATCTTGGAAATAAATCAACTCTTTATTTTTTAATATATTTTCATACAATTCATTTTTAATAGTATTATCTAAATTTTTTGAAACTAAATATAATCTATCTTCTAAATTTAATTCATTTTCATTTTTTTCTTCTGCATTTTTACTATCTTCTTTTTT